GAACGGTGAAGTTGTAAGTATTAATCCTAATCATCCACAAGGCACAAGAGCAATACGCACAGCACGAGACGTATTGCAGACTGAAGAAAAACGTTTTACAGCTATGGAACAAGCTATTATCGAAGGCGGACATAGTTTGGATGACATCAAACCACAGCCAAAGAAACTTGGTAGAATATTTACAGCATTAGAAAACGTTACTGAAGCATTAGACAATCCGTATCCGTTTAATCTACAAGGTCCAGATTCATCGCACAATTTTGCAGCGACGGCACAAACACCAAACGGTGTATTAAGAATGGACTTTGAAGCAGTAGACTATGATGACTTTGGTATTGACTTTGCAGTTGGTAAGAGCATGGGCAAAACAGAAGCAGGCGATGAGTTTAGAGTGTTTGCTACTGTAGTTGCAATGATGAAACAGTGGATTAGTGTAGTAGGTATTCAACACGTAGAGAGTTTTGACTTTGGTGCTAACAAAGGCGAACATGCCAGTGACGGCAGAGCAAGACTATATGCTAGATTTGCTAAAAAACTTGCTGATCAACTAGGTTGGAAGTTAGAACAAAGCACCACAGCAAACCGAGATACAGAATTTTTCAAACTAACTAATCCTGATCCAGTACCACGTGATGATAGTCACTGGGACAACTTAGAAGATAATCCAGATTTACAAGATCATTCAGAGTTAGAAGAAAACTTTGCCGACGGTAAGAAAAAAATAACAGAAAGAAAAAGTGCGGATTTATACCATAGCACACACGACGACGAATCCTTTGTAGGTATTTTGAAGAGTGGTGCTATTAAACCAAACTTTGATCACGAACATACTACAGAAAAAGATCCTCGTCCTTATATAAGTTTAAGCAGGGACAAACGATTTGATATGTTTGGATCATTGCCTATTACACTTGTAATAGATCAAGGAAAACTTTCGTCATCTCATAAAATTTTACCATATGACAGTTTTGCCAGCGATGACGATTTTGAAAAACGCAGCTCAGGAAACAGTGAAGCAGAAGAAAGAGTATACAAGCCTATTCCTATAAGTTATATCAAGTATGTAATATTGAGAAATGCCAATTGGATTGATAGCGAAGCAGTGTTAGCAGCAGCAAAAGCAGCAAATATTCCTGTTATAGATTTGAATGGTCAACCTATTAAAGAAAACTTTGCTGATGGTAAAGTAAAAGGCAAAAGCAGACCAGGCAGAGTAAAGAAGTCTGGTGCTAGTTGTAATGGTAGTGTAACAGCACTACGCAAACGTGCTAAAAATGCATCAGGTGAGAAGGCTAAAATGTATCACTGGTGTGCTAATATGAAAAGTGGTAAGAAAAAGAAATGAGATTTAACGAACTTATGGCCCAACCAAATGATATGGATCATATGATCGAACGTGTTGCTGTGGTTGCAGATGTTTGTAATAAAATGGGCAACAAGCCGTTGATGTACCGTCAAGTAAAAGATGTGTTTAACAATGCTTATAAATTTGTAGTTAAAGTAACTCCTGAAGAAAATAGAGAAGCACACGGCAACAAAGTCAATCCTGCACAACAAAGCGTAATACAACAGCTAGGTATTAAAAATCCAGTATGGGCAACACTTGAACCACACGCAGGTACAAGAGGACCGTTTGGTGAAAACAACATTATGATTCCAGTAGGCAATTATGAAATACATCATAGTAGCGAAGTACAAGACTTAGGACGCAAAGATGATGTTGAACAGTTTATTGATACATATAAAACAGGTTGGCCTGACCCAGAACACGGCGACAATGAAATAATGGTAGATTGCGGCACTTACTATCTAATTAATGTAGGCGAGTTTGTTGGCAAATATGCAGGCAAAAAAGCAAAAGAGATTGTTGACAAAAGTTCGTATAGCGATTGGAGCAATTTGAACAAAGAAATGCTTAAAGCAAGGTTTGGCACATACAAAGATGTAGCGTGGTATTTGACTAACCCTGTTACTAACTATTTGAAATGGTATAGTGAAACACAAAAGAAAAAATCAGCAGCAATGAGATCGCGATGACAAAAGAAGAACTAGATCATTACATAACTAAATACAAAGAACACGAAGCACGTAAAGCTAGTACTAACGAACGCAATGCATATTGGAGAGAATACAATGAAAATAAAAGACTTATTAGAAGGTGAATTAGACAACTTTGATCTAACACCTCAACAGCGTGAAATTGTAGCATTAGGTCACGTACTAAAAACACAAGCGGCAACCGTAAAAGACGATGCTCTTAGTAATGCTATGGCAAGAGTCGGAGACGAACTCACAAGTTTTGGTGCAACTTTTGGTCCAAAGAACGCTAAGGATGTTGAAAAGAAAAGCGGCGTATCTATGCCAGTTATCAAAAAACTAATGGCCTTTGCTAAGAAAGTACAAAGTGAAACAGACTCACTCAAAAAAGATCACACAGATGGCGGATTAGATGATACCAACGACACTGATGACGATTATGGCAGTGCTGCAAAAGCAGATGCATTTGCAAAATCTCAAATGGGCGAAACTACTAGTGCAGGTTCAGTAGCAGCAGTAGCAGCACCAATAGGCGGTATGCAATCACGACAGCGTAAAAATGCAGACGGTACTGCTAAAAATGCGCTAGACGGCGATTCTCTTATGGCAGGCAAAAAACAGAAAAAAACAAAAAAATAAATGTTTTATCCTGTAAAAGGTAAACTACTTATACAGCATCCTCATGTGCAAAATATCATAAAAAAACGTCAAGAAATGTATCTTAATAAAATAAGAAAAGGCATGACAAAGGTATTCACGTACATGATGGCAGAACCTGAAATTATAAATCCAATTACTGTTCTATTACATCAAGGATACAATATCAACAAATTACATCCAGGTGGTGCAAGACTGATGGCTGCGCACACAAGAGGTATAAAAACACTCGATTGTGTTGTTGTACATGTTAATCCATATTACGAAGAAAAATGTGACTTTATTGTAGATGTATCAAGAGACCTTAATGATTTACAATTAGTATGGAGTGCAGGTAAACGTGACTGGGTATCAATATCAACAGAAAGCCAAAGAGAATATATGACAAAGCAAGGTCATATTGATTGGAGTGTACTAACGAATAGACGTTGGGATAAACTAATGAAAAAGTGGGGATGTATAACTTGGTTCATGGATAACCAAGAAATATTAGATATTCCTACAAAAAAACAAAAAAAGAAATACCATATACATATTCATGATGCTAACGACTTTTTTGATAGTTTGCTTTTTTTAGCAACAGAGAAGACTCATAACGAAAAGCGTTTTACTATAGATAGAATTAAATAAACGATAAATACTACTGTAATTACAATTGGAGCATTATAATGACAAATAAAATAAAAGAAGGTTTAGCAGATCTAGCCGATCGTGCTGAACGTGATCACGAAGTGCAAATGGCACGTAGCGATCTATACAAAATTGCAAAATACGCTATTAAACTTCATGAAATGATGAAAAGTATAAGTGAAGCAGAAGGCATTGAAGGATGGCAACAGGCTAAGATCACGAAAGCAGCTGATTATCTTGGTAGTGTTTATCATAGTTTAGATTATGAAATGAACATGGAAAAGCCTATGGCAGCTGAATCAGCCAAACCAAAGAGACATAAACCTGTTATGACAAATGAAGAGTTTTCTTCATACAAAGGTAGCTTAAAAGGCAAACTTGACGAAGCTAAAGGTATTTGTAAAGAATGTGGCAAACAGAGTTACACTACATTATCAGAAGAAGAACTAGAAGAAGCACACGGCAACAGCAAAGAATATGACAAATGCTGGGCAGGTTATGAAAAAGTAGCTGGCACAACACGCGGCGAAAAAGGTTCTTGCCGTAGAAAGTAAAGGAGAATAAAATGGACTTTCATGCACTACAACACAAATTATACAAAATGGCTCCAAGCAATGCCGCAGAAGATTTAGCAAAATTAAAAGCCGCAGCATCGGGTGGTGCAGTCAGTGATATTCCTCCTACAAAAGACTACGTAAACGAAAGCATTGAGGTACCAGAAGGCAGTATGCCACTAGGCATTGATAATATTTCTGACTTTGCAAAACTAGCAGGAGTAGCTGTAAACGAAACACAAAAAAACGGCGACTATGCTCGTGGTAAAGATCCAATGCCTAAAGCAGAACCTGGACGTACTAAACACCCTCTGAAAGATAAACTTGTAGGCGAAGCAGATGACGATGCTTTTACTACTGCAATTGATCAAAGTTTTGGTCAAGGTAGTATTGCAAAAAAAATTGGGTTTAGTCCAACAGGTGAATTATATAAAGCAATATATCGTGCTATTAAAGCAATTATGCCAGATGCTAGTGAACAAGAAATTAAAAAAGCAGCAACAGCAGCAGCTACAAGTATGCAAGAATCTATAAACGAGCGTGAACTTACCAAAGACGAAGAAAAAACTAAAGAAAAATATGTCAAAGGTATGAAGAAAAACAAAAGTGACTTTAAGGATCGTTACGGTGATGATGCAGAAGCAGTTATGTATGCTACAGCAACTAAAAATGCAAAAGAATCAACCATTGACAGTATTAAAGATCAGTTGTATGCTGCACTTAACAAAAAAATAGGATAAAAACTAAATGAAAGTTCTTGACATTATAACCGAGTCACCAGCAGGCGGCGATCCGTTAGATATGCTTACAGTTACAGGTATAGTAAATGCTGCTTCGGGTACACAAGTTCAAGTACGCAGAATACAAGAACTACTATCTCAGCACAAAATAAATGGAATACCTGCATGGGACGGTCCTGTTGATGGCAATTATACTCAAGAATTAGACGCTGCAATAATGAATTGGAAACGCTCTGTTAACCGACAAATGGGCGGAGTAGTTACAGATACTACAAGACCAGGATTAACACAACGTGAAGTCAAATTTCTACGTGCGCCGTTAACACCCCAAGGACTAATTAACAAAATTGAGTATCGTCGTGCTACACAAGGCGAAGGAAATCCTTTCCAAGGACAGCGATTCCAAAATAGTATACACGAAAAAAATCCTACATTCACAAGAGACAGAACAGAGAACATGCGTTTGTTTATTCAAAGCATTGGTATAAGTGGATGGTTAGCTATAATAAATGAAGGTGTTGAAACTTTAAAAGACGCAAGTAGAGAAACTAAGTTACGTCAAGTCCGAGCTAAAATGGCAGAAGTGAATCAAAGTTTAGATAGTCCTCCTAGATGGTTAAACAATTTTGCAAGAGTGTTAGAGGTTGCAAAATATACGAACAAAACGGTAGGCAATCAAACATTAGTAGCGCCATCGGCGTTGGCATCTGGAGAAAATGCTCCACAAAAATTATTTGAATACTACAGTAGATTAGCAACATTTATTCTAGAAAGAGATCAACAAATAGATCAAGCAGCGGCACAAGAAGTACAAGACCGTGTAGACGCTACTGGTTCAGGACTATCAGATGCACGTATAGCAATGATAGTACAACAGCTAAAACGTGCCTTCCAATTTAGTTTTTTCAAAGGTGCTACAGACGAAGTGACTGTTGAAAACATTATGCTAGAACTAAGACGCAAAGGTGATTTTGATGCAATATCCGCAGCATATCTAGGCGATACAGGTGAGTTATTACATCGAAGACTTGCTAGAGAATTAAACGATAGTGATTATAACAGTATTGTTTATAATAATTTGCTAAGAATTCAACGTATTATGCCATTGCCTTTATACAGAGCTATTAGATTTGAAGATGAAACTAGAATCGAAGTTGAGATACAGTTCGGGGAAGTAACAAAAGAAGCATATGTTGACAAAGAAAGAGACGGACAAGATATATCATGGGGTCCAAAAACAACAGGCAGCGTATGGTTAGACGGAGATACAGCTAGTATACAACGTGATGTTATTATAGAAGATATTGTGTTACGTGCTGCAATAGAAAAAACAGGAGGCACTGCACCTGAAAATGTTACTGTTGAAGAAGGAGATGCAAATTACAAAACTTCTAGAAGTGTATTTGAAAACGAATTGCAATCTAACACTCCAGAAATGGTAGCATTTTATACAGGTAGTGATCCGTTTGAATTTGGTGCAAGAGTAGGCAATTATCGTGCTAAAGGCATTATGGAACAACTTGCTATACTAAGTGCTTCGGGCGCAACAGTAGAAGATATGTCAGCAGTAGCAGCTGAAGAAATAAGTGAAGATAGAGCAATTTTGCGAGACAAGTTAAACGTATGGTTTGATCCGCAATATGCAGAAGAAGTAAACAGTGACTTATCAGGTTTTAGAAATTTAGATGATATCGACGATGTAAATGACGAGGATACTGAAACATTAGATATACATCAAGAATTGGCTCAACGTTTTACTGGAACAGATGAAGAAGAAATACAAGAAGCTACTAGAGAAATACTATCAGACGCTGATCCAGCAGGAATGTGGGAAAAAGTTAGTGTAGCAGCAAGAGAGATGGAACTAGTTGATAGATCCGAACAAAACAGTATTGACATGATGCACGACAAACAAGCAGAAAGTTTGTCTGCATTATTAGACGGCAAAGAAATTGATAATGTAATTTACAGATTAATGTCGGGAGGTATACCAATAGCATTGTTCCCAAATCAAGTTGCAATAACATTAGAAAGAGCAATGGGTGGTAATTGGGATGGTACAAACGAACAACCAATTGCTGCAATATTAAACTTATTAGAAGACCGAGAACAATTTATGGTTATAAGTAGAGCATATGGGCGTGTTGCTGGCGGCGAAAATCTAATTCAAAAACTACAACGTGAAGACAACGAGCTATATAGACAATTTTATAGCAAGTTTAATTTAGAAGAACCAATACAAATTGCGTTAGTAGAAACACCATTTGGACAATATGATTTCGAAATGCCAAACGGAATAAACAGATTTCGTTTTACACTTACAGACCAAACCAATCCGCCAATGGATATTATTACGCCTGCATTTGGTCAAATTCAAGATGAAGATGCAACATCACGTTCGGCATATTTAGGCTGGCAATCTAATAGATGGATGATATTTAGAACTCCAACAGGCGGAAATCCTATTGGTAACGGTGCATCACAAAAAATCGTTGATGCATTTTTGCCATTTTTAGAAAGACTAGGGCTAGATGAAAAAGGCCAGCCGATATCAGAATGAAACTAAAGATTTTATTAGTTTATCCTAATTTACCTTTAATGATGTCTCCTGCAATGAGTATGGGGTTATTTAATGCAATTGGCAAACGTATGGATTGCGAAGTTGAATTATTTGAAACTACGCAATATAGTGAACAATATAACAATCGCCATATTCGTATGACAGAAATTGGCGCTAGTAGACAAAACAAAGATGACGAAATTCAAGATATGTTTTGGATCAAAGATCCAGATCAGATTATTCCTGACTTTGTTAACAAAGTAGAAACTTTCGAGCCCGATTTATTATTAGTAAGTGTTCAAGAAGATGTATGGCGTATGACTACTCGACTTATGGATAGTATAAGTCATTTAGACATTCCCCATGTGCTAGGTGGACAATTTCCAACTAATGCACCAGACGTTGTAATAAATTGGCCCAGTGTAAATTGTATTGCACGCCACGAAGGCGAAAATATTGTAGTTGATATTATAAACGAGTTACAAAAAGGCAATGACATAAAGACTGTAAAAGGATTATGGTTCAAAGAAGAAAACGTTATAAAACGTAATGCACCTGCACAATTATGTAACATTTCTAATACTATACCTAATTACGATTGTTTTGATGGCGTAAGATGGAAACGTCCAATGGGAGGCAATATATTCCAACGTGCTATAAGTATGGAAACTTATAGAGGTTGCCCATATAATTGTACTTACTGTAATAGTCCAACAACACGTAACTTAGCTAAAGATTTTCAAATTGGTAACTTTATGCGTAGGAAAAGTGCAGATGTAATAGAAAAAGAACTACTACATTATATAGACTTATACGATCCTGATTTAATAATGTTTCAAGATGATAGTTTTCTAGCTCGTCCCGCAAAAGAAATATTTGAATTTTGTGAAATGTGGAGCAAATACAAAATACCATTTTGGTTTAACACACGCATAGAAAACTGTAAACCTGAATACCTAGAAGCATTAAAAGAAGCTGGCGTGTATCGTATGACCTTTGGCGTAGAAAGTGGTAATGAAGAATATAGAAGCAAAGTTCTTAAACGCAATGCAAATAATTACACCTATCACAAATTTCTAGATTATATAAACGACAGCAATATTCCTTATAGTTTAAATGTTATATTAGGTATGCCGTTTGAAACTAGAGAAATGGTAATGGACACTGCTGAATTTATTCATAGAGCTCGCGGTTATGACGGATTGACTATAAGCATGTGGCAACCTTATTGGGGAACAGATTTACGTAAGCAAGCTGAAAAAGCAGGCTTCCTTGATCCTAAATATATATGCGGTTGGGAAAGTAAATCTGCATTAGGCGGCGGATTTATGGATGACTGGGTAATAAGAATGCCAGAGCCTTTTTTACAACCAGACGATGTTCATAAACTTGTAAAAACTTTTGCCTTATATGCACATTTTGGACCAGAGAAATTTGAAATAGTTGAATGTGCAGAAACAGATGAAAAGTTATACAAAGAATTATTCAACACATATAAACAAGAATTTTTTGGCGATATACAAGAAGGTGGCGCTGATAGAATACAGCGTTTTTGTGCAATGCACGATTCTTCTAGTACATATAATTTTGAGACAGTATAGTGTTTAAAGAAGAACTACAAGGTTATGAAATAATAGAAAGAGGTATGGATGGCATTTTTAGTACATAGTTTACCGCTACAAAGTGTATATGTACGTAAAGAATTTTTGTACGATCACAAACGTGGACACGGAGAATACACACCGGGCATTTGGGTAAGTGTAAAAAGCACTGAAGGCAAGGCATTATATTTTGAAACACTATTAACAGATTACGGAGCATTGTATGATAAGCTACCTATATCAGCGTTTGTTTGGAAAATCGATCACGGTGAACTACTTCCACTTGATGTGCTACAGCTTTGGGATTGTTTTGATTACGACATTACCGTTATCCAAAAGCCATTATTGTCACGCTGTGAATTTTTCGGCAAGGACAGAAATATGTATCCAGGAGAATATTGTTTTACAATAGACAATGCACATAGAGATAAAAATTACCTTGACACTAACTTCAGCGAACACGACCCTGAGCACAAATCATTTAATGTTATTAAATTGGACAACGGTCAATTCGCTGCTCAACCAAACAATAGGGTTATCTGGCGTGATAGCTCATTAACCCCCGAAAACTTATTAACACCTGATTTTAAAGTTTGTACTCAAAATTACAAAGTAGAAACAGAACCTAAATGGAGCGTAGGACATACTGACGAATGGCGTTATAAAACACTTGACGAAGAGTCTGAAGTATAGTATAATCGTAAAATAACTAAGGAGAACTGTATGAGTGATAGAGTCTACGGCCAAGAAGAAAAAGCAAAACTAGAACGTCTAGTTAAAGAAGGCATAACAGTCCTACAAGAAATTGAGGACTTGCAAGGTGGCCTAAAAGAAACTGTTAAAGCAGTAGCAGAAGAACTAAACGTCAAACCTAGTCTAATCAACAAAGCAATCAAAGTTGCGCAAAAACGTGATTGGAGTAGAGTATCGGATGAATTTGAAGATTTAGAAACAATCGTAGCTACAACTGGTTACGATACTGATGCATAAAATAATTGAATATGTAAAAGAAAGTCATAGATTATCACCGGTTGCATTTTACTGCGAAATGGTTGAAACAACATTATTAATAATTGCAAGTGCTATTTTAACATTTACAGTATTAGATCCAGCAACAAAGATTTTTATTCCTTTGTATTTGCTAGGTAGTATACTAGGAGTTATAAGCACAGTTATACGTAAAGCGGCATTTGCAATCGTGTTGTGTGCGTGGTTTGTTGTTATGAATTCGATTGCCCTAGTACAGTTATTTGTGCTATAATAAACAAAAGGAACACTTATGCCATATGTAGATGCATTTTTTGATAGAGACGCTGATATTATCCGTGCTGTAGAGCGCAAGGATGGTAAAAGACGTTTTACAGAATATCAAGCAAAATACACTTTTTATTATGAAGATCCACGTGGCAAATACAAAAGCATATTTGGAGATCCGTTACAACGTGTAGTGTGTAAAAGCACAAAAGACTTCCGCAAAGAACTTGCTATTAACAAAGGCAAGAAAATGTTTGAGAGTGATGTAAATCCAATATTCCAGTGTTTGAGTGAAAACTATCTTAATCAAGATGCACCTAAACTAAACGTAGTATTTTGGGATATTGAGACTGACTTTGATCCGGAGCGTGGCTTTGCTCCAGTTGAAGATCCGTTTATGCCTATTACTGCTATTACTGTACATCTGCAATGGCTCAACATGCTTGTAACTGTTGCTATGCCTCCAAAAGGCTTGCCATTTGAAGAAGCAAATGCAATGTGTAAAGAACGCTGGGGTGATACTTGTATACTATTTCCAAACAGCAAACAAGGCGAGTGTGATATGCTTGAAGCGTTCCTTGACTTGATTGAGGATGCAGATATCCACAGTGGCTGGAACAGTGAAGGATACGATGTTCCTTATACTGTAAACCGTATCAAGCGTGTATTGAGTAAGGATGATACAAGACGTTTTTGTTTGTGGGGACAATTACCCAAGCGTAGAGAATATGAAAAGTTTGGCAAGTTAAGCGAAACATATGATACTATCGGAAGAGTACATATGGACTATCTCAACTTGTATCGCAAGTACACATATGAAGAACGTCACACATATCGACTAGATGCTATTGGCGAAATGGAAGTAGGCGAGAACAAAACTGTATACGAAGGTACACTTGATCAGTTATACAACAACGACTTTGAAACATTTATCGAATACAACAGACAAGACGTTGCATTGCTTGATAAACTAGATAAGAAACTGCGATTTATTGATCTAGCAAATGAAATTGCACACGACAACACAGTGCTGTTACAAACAACAGCAGGCGCAGTTGCAGTTACAGAGCAAGCTATTGTTAACGAAGCACACAGGCGTGGTATGCAGGTTCCTAATAGGGTACAGCACGAAGGTAATACAGCAGCCGCTGGTGCGTATGTTGCGTTCCCTAAAAAGGGTGTACATGAATGGATCGGTAGTATGGACTTAAACAGTCTGTATCCAAGTATTATTCGTGCAATGAATATGGCTCCTGAAACTATTGTAGGACAAATACGTCCAGACTTAACAGATGAGTTTTTGCACAATGCAACTACACTAGAAAAGAAAAGTTTTGCAGGCGCTTGGGAAGGCAAATTTGCCACACTAGAATATGATGCTGTAATGGAACAGCGCAAAGATGTATCGTTGCACTTGGACTTGGAAGATGGTACTAGTCATGTACTAAGTGGTGCTGAAATATGGAAACTTATTTTTGATAGCAATCAGCCTTGGATGCTTAGTGCTAATGGCACTATCTTTACTACAGAAATTGAAGGTGTTATTCCAGGATTGCTAAAACGTTGGTATAGTGAACGTAAAGAACTACAAGCTACAATGCGCAAAGCTATTGATGCAAACAATGAAACAGAAATAGCGTTTTGGGATAAACGGCAGCTAGTTAAGAAGATTAACTTGAACAGTTTGTATGGTGCTATTCTTAACCCCGGCTGTAGATTCTTTGATAAACGTATTGGTCAGAGTACAACACTAACAGGTAGACAAATTGCAAAACATATGAGTGCCGAAGTTAACAAGATTATTACAGGCGAATATGACCATGTAGGAAAAGCAATCATATACGGTGATACAGATTCAGTTTATTTTAGTGCGTATCCTGTATTAAAAGACGAAATCAAAGCAGGTAGTATTCCTTGGGGTAAAGACAACGTAATTACGCTATATGATCAGTTATGCGAACAAGCAAATACTACATTTCCAGACTTTATGCGTGAAGCATTCCATTGTCCACGTCCACGCAGTGAAGTAATTGCAGCAGCAAGAGAAGTTGTTGCAGATACAGGGTTGTTTATTACTAAGAAACGTTATGCTGTACGTGTGTATGATTTAGAAGGTGATAGAAAAGATAAAGAAGGCAAACTAGGTAAAGTTAAAGCAATGGGTTTAGACTTGAAGCGTAGTGATACGCCAGTGTTTATGCAGGATTATTTGAAAACACTTCTAGACATGGTACTAGATCTAAAGCCTGAAAAAGAGTTACTGGAAAGTATTACAAACTTTAGACGTGAATTCAAAGAACGTCCAGGCTTTGAAAAAGGTTCGCCTAAACGTGCAAACAAGATCGGACACTATCAGCGTCTTGAAGAAAAACAAGGCAAAGCAAACATGCCTGGACACGTTCGAGCAAGCATCAACTGGAACACACTCAAGCGTATGAATGGCGACAAGTATTCGCAAGATATTGTAGATGGTATGAAAGTTATTGTTTGTAAACTAAAACAAAATCCATTACAATACACAAGTGTAGCGTATCCAACAGATGAATTGCGTATTCCGGAATGGTTTAAGGATCTGCCGTTTGATGGAGATGCAATGGAAAGTGTTATTATTGACAACAAACTAGACAACTTAATTGGCGTGCTAAAATACGATTTAGAAAGTACAAAACAAAACAACACCTTTAATAGTTTGTTTGAGTTTGAATAATGAAGTACTATATTACAGGAACACGCAGAGGACTAGGTGAAGCACTTGCAGAAAAATATGGCAATTGCGATAGTATAGAAGATTGTGATGTTTTTATAAATTGTAAACACGACGATTTCAAACAAGTTGACTTGCTTTATTATGCAGCTCATTTAAATAAACGTATAATAAACATAAGTTCTAATTCAGGAGATGGCAACAAACCTTGGCCACACAAGTATGCTGTACAAAAAGCAGCACTTGACAAAGCTAACGAACAGTTGTATTATCAAGGTATTAACACTACAAGTATAAGGTTTGGATTGTTTGATACGCCTAGAGCAGAAATATTTAAAGAAGACAAAATGAGTGTAGAATATTGTGTAAGCATTGTAGAATGGGTTCTACAACAGCCGCACAAGGTAAAGGAGATAACAGTAACGCCATGAAAGTAGGATTTACATGTAGTACATTTGATTTATTACACGCAGGACATATAGGTATGTTGCGAGAAGCTAAGGCAAATTGCGATTATCTTATTGTAGGCTTACAAAGTGATCCTACAATTGATAGACCAGATACAAAAAACAAACCAGTGCAAACAATGGTAGAACGTTATGCACAACTTAATGCACTAAAATTTGTAGATGAAATTGTTCCATATCAAACAGAACAAGACTTGATCGATATACTAGAACTGTTTCAAATAGATGTGCGCTTCCTAGGCGAAGAATACAAAGAAGGTGAGTTTACTGGTAAAGATGTTTGCCGTAAGCGTGGAATAGAATTACATTTCAACAAACGAGATCACAGGTTTAGTACTAGTGATCTAAGAAGAAGGGTATGTGAAGTATGATTTGGACACTGTGGGTAATAAGTTCAATTGCCGGAATAGACGAACCTAAAATAACATATTGGGATAACTATAAAACTCAAAAAGAGTGTTTATTAGAACGAGCAGTACTTACTTCAACCTTTACACAAGGCGAAAGAGCATTGTGTAGTAAAAAGGAGAAATAAGTTGAATAGATTTATTTTTGATGTAGACGGAACTCTTACTCCTAGTAGAGGAAAAATTGATCCTGAATTTAAGACATTTTTAAATCATTTTGCCTCAACAAATAACGTGTATCTAGTTACTGGTTCAGACAAAGAGAAAACTATAGAACAGATTGGCAAGGAAACATATAATCTTTGTAAAAGAGTGTATAACTGTTCTGGAAATGATGTCTATGAAAAAGATGTTAATATTCGTTCTACTCCGTTTAAAGCAGATAATAATTTATACAAGTTTATGCACAGCTGGCTCAACACCAGCAGTTTTCCTTTGCGTACAGGTAATCATATTGAAGAGCGTATAGGCACAATAAATTTTAGTATTGTAGGACGCAATTGTACACTCGGAGAGAGACAATTATATATAAAGCACGATATATCAAACAGAGAACGTGAAAGTATTGCTTTCCAAATTAACTTAGAATTTCCTACTATAACTGCAACAGTAGGCGGAGAAACAGGTATTGACATATACCGCAAAGGCGGAGATAAAAGTCAGATACTAGATGATTTTAACAAAGACGATAGAATTTTCTTTTTTGGCGATAGATGTGAGCAAGGAGGCAACGATTGGCCTTTAGCATATCGTTTGAATAAGAAAAATGTTTTTAACGTAAAAGGATGGAGAGATACTTTTGAACGTTTACAATATTTACAGGAGGCAAAGATAGCACAATGATTATTGCAGGTTATGGATTTGTTGGCAAAGCATACGAATTACTTTTTAAAAATCATCGCAGAGAGATTGTTATACACGATCCTCCCAAAGGAATGACGGCAGACTTTGATAATGCAAGTGCAGTTGTGATAGCAGTGCCTACACCGTCAGCAGAAGACGGTAGTTGCTACATGGATCATGTTTATGATGTAGTTAAGGAGTGTAACCCAACAACACCAATAATGATCAAAAGTACAATAAGTTTAAAAGGATGGCAAGAATTAAAAACACGCTTTCCTGAACATAAAATTTGTTTTTCTCCTGAGTTTTTAAGAGCTGCAAATTTTATGAACGATATTAAAGAATTAGATAATGTAATATTATCAGGTGATACAGATTACTGGCGCGATCAATTTAGTTATAACTGGCCTAAAATTAAACAATACATTGTAGATCCTAAAGAAGCTATTGCTATAAAATATTTCCGTAATAGTTTTTTAGCAACCAAAGTAAGTTTCTTTAATGAAATGTATGATTTTTGTGAAAACTACAATATAAGTTATGATCAAGTTAGAGCAGGAGTAGCAGCAGATAATCGTATTGGAAATAGTCATACTATAGTACATCCTGATGATGGTATAAGAGGATGGGGCGGCTATTGCTTTCCAAAAGATACTAGAGCCTTAATGAAAATGGCGCAAGATGTAAATCAAAATCTAAATACACTATCAGCAGCAGTATATTATAACACAAAGATAACCCTTGACAAAAACAAATAGACGCAGTATAATACAATATAGGAGTAAAACATGAAAGACATTCTACAAGACATTGTGAGCCACACACACAAACTTGGCTTTATTACAACACTTAAAGTTACAGCAGAATCTGAAACAGCAATCGAAAGCATGGCAGATGATCGAAGTGTAATTATGAGTGCAACAACACATTCCCCAGTAGGTGAGTTTTCTGGTACGTTTGGTATGCCTGACTTGGGCAAATTAGATTATCATTTAAAGAATCCAGAATACAAAGAGGGTGCAACAATTGAAGTTGTACAAGCCGAACGTAACGGCGAAATTATGCCAACACATATTCACTTTGAAAATGCAGGCAGGGACTTTGAAAATGATTATCGCTTTATGAACAAAGCAATCATTGAAGAAAAACTAAAGAGTGTTAAGTTTAAAGTTAACACATATGACGTTGAAATTGAACCAAATATGGCTGCAATTGCACGTATGAAACTTATGTCAGGTGCCCACAGCGAAGAAGCAGTATTTCAAGTAAAGACAGAAGACAACAATCTAAACTTTTACTTTGGCGACGAAGCAACACACGCAGGATCATTTACGTTCCAACATGATATCCAAGGCAAGTTGACGCATACTTGGAGTTGGCCTGTTGCACAAACACTTGCTATTTTAAACTTAGACGGTGATAAAAAAATGAGTATTACTGATCAAGGTGCTATGAAAATTGCAGTAGACAGCGGTATGGCGACATACGACTACATTCTACCGGCGCAACAGAAATAATGAAAACAAATCTTACTGAAACACAAAACGACTATGCTGTATTTTTGCCTAGCATTAGTGGCTTTTATGCTACATTTATAGGCAAACAACGTTATAGCGAATATGTTGAACCAACTCGTGTTCCAGCAGGCATCGGCACTGTAGAAGCAATGAACTTCCTTAATCCTAAAGAAGGAGTGTTCCACTACAAGTGGGCACTCTATTCAGCTGGACACGCAGAGCTAGATGTAAACAAGCACAGCGAAAAAGAAGATATGCTACGCAACCGCGATAGAGATAATAGTTGGTTACTTGGTGACTCGGGTGGTTTCCAGATTGCTAAAGGGTTGTGGGAAGGCGATTGGACTGATCCAAATTGTCCAAAAGCAGCCAAGAAACGCGAACTGGTTGTAAACTGGATGGAAGAGTATATGGACTACGGAATGATGTTGGATATTCCAACTTGGACATTCCAAGATCCTAAAGCGGCAAAAGCAGCAAACATTCACAGCTATCAAGACGCTGTTGATGCAACACACATCAATGCAAAATATTATATGGCAAATATGCGTGGCAACTTCAAAGTACTAAATGTGTTGCAAGGTAGCAACCATGCTGACGCAGACAGTTGGTACGAAGAGTTCAAAGACTATAGTGATCCAGCAAAGTACCCCGATACACACTTTAGAGGCTGGGCAATGGGTGGTCAGAATATGTGTGATGTGCATCTTATCCTAAGACGCCTTGTGCATATGATACACGATGGCTTGCTTGAAGAAGGATTGCATGACGTTATGCACTTCTTGGGTACAAGTAAACTAGAATGGGCGGTGCTACTTACAGACATTCAACGTGCTGTACGCAAGTATCACAACCCAAACTTTATGATCACATATGATTGTGCATCGCCTTTCCTTGCTACAGCTAACGGACAGATTTATCACAGTATTCGCATTGAAGATCGTGGTAAGTGGAGTTATATGATGAGCCCAGGTGCAGATGCACTAAAGTATGCCACAGACACACGCAAGTTTAAAGATGCAGTTGTCACTGACCGTATACTAGATGCATTTGAAGATTCGCCAATGAGTATGCACTGCAATATAAATGATATTTGTATCTATGCGGAAGGTGACAAAAACAAGATTGGCACACCTAAAGTAAAAGCTGGCGATGTTGACATTGACAAACACGGCAATCCTATATTAGATGAAGATGGTAATCCTGTTGTACGTAAAAAAGATAGTACCAGTTGGGATAGCTTTAGCTATGCACTACAAATGGGACACAATGTATGGATGCATATTGAAAGCACTCAAAGAGCAAACGAACGTTATGACAGCGGAGAATATCCATATATGTTAATTGACGAACGTTTTGAACGTATAGAGTTTAAAAAAGTTGTTGACGAAATCTTTAGTTTAAAAGACAAACAACAAAGTTTAGACATGATCGAAAAGTATACAAAATTTTGGATGCAAGTGATTGGCACAAGGCTTAATGTAGGTAAGAAAACTGTTAATGCAACTACTAAATTTGGTGAACTATTCCAGGAGGTTTAACTATGAATAAAAGTAAATTACAATCGCATCTAGAAGAATTAAGAAAAAAACACAGAGCATTAGATGATGATATAATTAACTTGCAAAAAGGTTATAATGTACACGAAGAATTACGAAGACTTAAAACAGAAAAACTTTGGTTAAAAGACGAGATTTTTAGAATCGAAGAAGAACTTCTAAACGAAGGCGTGAATACAAATGGATACCACTGAAAAAAAATTGAGACTAGAGGCAATAGAAATTGCACTAGAAGACATAGATAAAATCATTGACACAATGGAAAAAAAGTGTTATCCTAAAGATGAGATCAACGAATATTATAAAAAACGTTGGGAACTTTGGAACGAACAATACAAAACAAAAAAGGCTTAATATGAAACGTGTATACGATCAAGGCAATGATATATCGGATGTTCAGTATTTTGTAGGCACAGAAGTAGAACATACTCCGCAATATGGAAAACGTACTTTATTTGTTGTAGGCGTTAAAGACGCACAACATATTATGGACATGGCAGAAGAAACTGGATGCAAGCAC